CCTTGTTGATCCTTAACTTATGCTAAAACTGTGTTTGCAAAGTTAACGCCGAATGAACGCGCGTATGTTTTAGCTCTATCATTAGATGTAGGAGCCGAAACACCTGGGATTGTATCTAATGCATAACGAGTTTTTGCAATTACAGCTGGTTGACCTGAGTCAGGATGTGTAACTTTAGTGAAGCTTAATGGTACATATGGAGCCAAGAAGCCCATTGCATCACGTCTGTCAGCACCTTTATAGATAACAGTAGCATAATCAGAAGCTGCATATTGATCAACAACAACTTTATATCTACCATCAAAAGTACCTGCAACACCACCAGAAACTGGTTGTTTAACACCTGAAGTCATTGGAGCAGCTTTATAAGTACCGATTTGTTCCAACATTGTTGCAACTTTTGGTGATACTAAAAGCGTATTACCTTGACCACGTTTTGTATCAATACCGATTTGAGCTGATTCTCTAGAAATACGAATAGCTTGGATACGATATTTTTCAATTTCATGACGACCTGAACCATCAGTTGAATCAGCTGTAAATGTAGTATCTGCTAATTGAGTAGCATTACCATTTACAAAATCAACAACTTCACGATCAATTTCAGCTTGAACTTCATAACCCATTAGGCTCATGATTTCTTCATCAGCTAATAAACCGTGTTGTGCTTTTAGATCTTGATACATTTCAACAGTATATTGACCTTTTAATGCACGTGATTTAGCTTCTACAGATTTTCTGCTGATGTTGAAACCAACTTCACGCATATCCTTACCTAACTGTTCAGCAGCACTTGTAGCATATGTACCAGTGTAACCACTTAAAATATATTTAAATGCAGCTTCGTTAGAATAAGTAGCATCTACAGTAACTACGTCATCATCTTGTGAACTTAAACCTGTAATAGTTTCGCCAAGAGCAACTGCTGAAGCATTAGTTTTATTAACTAAAAGCTTCCAACCTTCAGTTACATCACCTTCAACATAAACAACAGTACCAGTAGCACCACCAGAGAATGTAATTGTATCACCTTCAGCTGGAGCAACTTCAGCAACAGTATCACCACCTGCAGTTGAAGTAACTTCAACAATGATTGAACCATTAGCATTTGTCGTTGGGTTATTATGAGTACCGCTTAATTGGTTAACTAATGCATAGATATAACCAGTAGGCATTGACATAGATTGCATACCTAAAAGGTTATTTGCAATCAAATTAGGGTAAACGCGTCTAACAAGAGGCATTAGGATAGGTGTAAATTGTGCAACGTCACCAGAAAGCGTACCTTCTGCCATTAAACGTTGGTTTTCCTTATCTGTATTCTCAAGCATTAACTTCATTGACGCTGAATCTGATTCAGACAATGGAGTATACTTTGAGCTTTCAAGTAAAGCTTGGATGTTTTCCATTATTTTAATCTCCTTGATTATAATTTTATTTTTATTTATATTTATTTATAAGAAATTATACTAAGTGAGACCATGCTGGTTTTTCAGCAGTATCATCAGACTCTTCTAATTTTTCATCTTTCACATCAGTCGCATTACTACCTTTGATTGATTCCTTAATTGTTTCCAATTTAGTTACAAATGAATCGTCTCTTGTAAATTCAACAATAGTAGCAAGTTTCTCAAATTTTTCAGATTCAACAATTGATAAGCCTTCTTTCATTTCTGAAATAATACCTAATTTCAATAGTTTCTCATTTTCTTCTTTAAGAACAATATTTTCATCAACTAATTTATCATGCTTTTCAACAGATTCAGCTAATTTAGCCTCAACTTCTGAATTATCCTTAGCTTCAACGATTTTTGAAACTTCAACACCAGTAGCAACTAACATTGAATCAAACGCTTCAATTAACATGTCAGCTTTTTCAGATTTAGCTGATTCATCTAAAGCATCCTTAGCTTCAGATAAAAATTCAGAAACAACACGTTCTAAATATTTATCAACAGATTCAAGCATTTCTTCCTGTTTTAATTTAACATATTCTTCTGCCTTCTCGTTTAAGAATTCAATGTGCTCTTCTGATTTTTCATTTAAGGAATCAATTTCCTCATTAATTTTTACTTCTGCGATAACTGCAGCCTTTGCTTCTACAGCTTCATTGAATTGTTTCTCTAAAGATTCTTTCAATTCAGCAGTAAAAACTTTATCATCAAGTGATTCAAAAAGTTTTTCCAACATTTAACTATCTC